ATCTGCGAAAACTGCAAATACCTTCCAACGAAACGCTCCAGAAATAAACGCAAGCCAATCCCAAAAGAATCTGACGTAAAAACCTTCAACTACACGGCTCACCTGTGGGATATCCGGTGGCTAAGACATCGTGCGAGGAATACAAGGTGATTGACCCAAATCGAAGTTACGAACAAGAAAGCGTCGAGCGGGCTTTAACGTGCGCTAATTGCGGTCAGAAGCTGCATGTGCTGGAAGTTCACGTGTGTGAGCACTGCTGTGCAGAGCTGATGAGCGATTCGAATAGCTCGATGCACGAGGAAGAAGATGATGGCTAAACCAGCGCGAAGACGATGTAAAAACGATGAATGTCGGGAATGGTTTCACCCTGCATTCGCTAATCAGTGGTGGTGCTCTCCAGAGTGTGGAACCAAGATAGCACTCGAACGACGAAGTAAAGAACGCGAAAAAGCGGAAAAAGCAGCAGAGAAGAAACGACGACGAGAGGAGCAGAAACAGAAAGATAAACTTAAGATTCGAAAACTCGCCTTAAAGCCCCGCAGTTACTGGATTAAACAAGCCCAACAAGCCGTAAACGCCTTCATCAGAGAAAGAGACCGCGACTTACCATGTATCTCGTGCGGAACGCTCACGTCTGCTCAGTGGGATGCCGGACATTACCGGACAACTGCTGCGGCACCTCAACTCCGATTTGATGAACGCAATATTCACAAGCAATGCGTGGTGTGCAACCAGCACAAAAGCGGAAATCTCGTTCCGTATCGCGTCGAACTGATTAGCCGCATCGGGCAGGAAGCAGTAGACGAAATCGAATCAAACCATAACCGCCATCGCTGGACTGTCGAAGAGTGCAGGACCATCAAGGCGGAGTATCAACAGAAACTTAAAAAACTGCGAAACAGCAGAAGTGAGGCTGCATGAATATCTACGAAAGAATTGATGGCAGCAAATACCGAAATATTTGGGTAGTTGGCGATCTGCACGGATGCTACACGAACCTGATGAACAAACTGGATACGATTGGATTCGACAACAAAAAAGACCTGCTTATCTCGGTGGGCGATTTGGTTGATCGTGGTGCAGAGAACGTTGAATGCCTGGAATTAATCACATTCCCCTGGTTCAGAGCTGTACGTGGAAACCATGAGCAAATGATGATTGATGGCTTATCAGAGCGTGGAAACGTTAATCACTGGCTGCTTAATGGCGGTGGCTGGTTCTTTAATCTCGATTACGACAAAGAAATTCTGGCTAAAGCTCTTGCCCATAAAGCAGAAGAACTTCCGTTAATCATCGAACTGGTGAGCAAAGGTAAAAAATATGTCATCTGCCACGCCGATTATCCTTGTGACGAATACGAATTTGGAAAGCCAGTTGATCATCAGCAGGTAATCTGGAACCGCGAACGAATCAGCAACTCACAAGACGGGATCGTTAAAGAAATTAAAGGCGCGGACACGTTTATCTTTGGTCATACGCCAGCAGTGAAACCACTCAAATTTGCCAACCAGATGTATATCGATACTGGGGCAGTGTTCTGCGGAAATCTCACATTGATTCAGGTACAGGGAGAAGGCGCGTGGGCATAAGAGAACTAAACCTCACCAAAGAACAGCATGAGTGGCTGAATGGCTGGCTTGAACTGTGGGGCGCATGGGTTTATTCAGGTCGTTTGGAAAAGCGCATGAGCAGCGTAATAGCGAAGTTCATGGAGAGCGTAGAGCCGGGAAGAATTATGACAAGGCCAATGTGCAATGATGATGATGGAATGTTGATTTCTCAGGTCGTCGATTCCGTCATGTGCATTGACAAGAAAGCCTTTGGCATCCTCCTCAGCTACTACGCTCATGGTTCATCTAAGCGAGCAATTGCATCCTACTATCACGCGACTGCAAAGCCACGCAAGATGTGTGGACGTGGTGGCGAGGGATGGAGAAAACCTTCACTGGCAACCTGTAGAAACGAAATTGACGACATCCTGAAAGCGTCATTATTTGTTTTGTACCAACCAATGCAAAATGCTTTCAAAATGCGTAAACGTGTTGAGAAAGTTAAGCATGTTGCTGTTAAAAACCTTGACATGCAATTAGCCATTTAGCCATAATTAGAGGGTAAGCTGCCGTTAGTGACTCTTAAGTTGCAACGGTGGCTTTTTTTTGTTTGCACAACAGGTAAGAGCATTCTCCCTTATGGGGCTTGGCTTAAATGCACCGAGTGCTCTTATCGTTGTGGCAGCACAACGATAGTTTTCGTCAGAGTTGGCGACTTTGCGGTTTTTTAGAAACTGACCACAAAGATAAATGCAAACGATGATGTTGTTCTGATGGCGGCGTAATAGCCTGTAAGTCAGCAAGGTCTTCCGACTCCTTGTAAACAAATTCGGCGCACTGGCCCGGTGTGATTAATAATGGGCACACAACAGGTAAGAGCATTGCGCGCCTGACGAGTCCATGAGGGACGAAACGCATTAGCGTCGCGCGGAGTATCCCCAGCCGGGGAATAACTGGATACCAGGGGAGACAACCCTAAGCGCATTTACGAGTGTGTTTAGGGCGTGGGTCGGCAATGACTCCCTGTGCAGCCGACATCTGGCCCGGCAACATACAGTGCTCTTTCCGTTGTGCTGAATTAAGCGAATACCGGAAGCAGAACAGGATCACCAAATGCGTACAGGCGTCATCGCCGCCCAGCAACAGCACAACCCAAACTGAGCCGTAGCCACTGGCTATCCTGAACTCATCAGTGATAGTTACGCTGCGGCCTTCTATACATGACCTTCGTGAAAGCGGGTGGCAAGAGGCTGCGCTAACAACCTCCTGCCGTTTTGCCCGTGCATATCGGTCACGAACAAATCTGATTACTAAACACAGTAGCCTGGATTTGTTCTATCAGTAATCGACCTTATTCCTAATTAAATAGAGCAAATCCCCTTATTGGGGGTAAGACATGAAGATGCCAGAAAAACATGACCTGTTAGCCGCCATTCTCGCGGCAAAGGAACAAGGCATCGGGGCAATCCTTGCGTTTGCAATGGCGTACCTTCGCGGCAGATATAATGGCGGTGCGTTTACAAAAACAGTAATCGACGCAACGATGTGCGCCATTATCGCCTGGTTCATTCGTGACCTTCTCGACTTCGCCGGACTAAGTAGCAATCTCGCTTATATAACGAGCGTGTTCATCGGCTACATCGGTACTGACTCGATTGGTTCGCTTATCAAACGCTTCGCTGCTAAAAAAGCCGGAGTAGAAGATGGTGGAAATCAATAATCAACGTAAGGCGTTCCTTGATATGCTGGCGTGGTCAGAGGGAACTGATAACGGACGGCAGAAAACCAGAAATCATGGTTATGACGTCATTGTAGGCGGAGAGCTATTCACTGATTACTCCGATCACCCTCGCAAACTTGTCACGCTAAATCCGAAACTCAAATCAACAGCCGCCGGACGTTACCAGCTTCTTTCCCGTTGGTGGGATGCCTATCGTAAGCAGCTTGGCTTGAAAGATTTCTCTCCGAAAAGCCAGGACGCTGTGGCACTGCAGCAGATTAAAGAGCGTGGCGCTTTACCGATGATTGATCGCGGTGATATCCGTCAGGCTATCGACCGTTGCAGCAATATCTGGGCTTCATTGCCGGGCGCTGGTTATGGTCAGTTCGAGCATAAGGCTGACAGCCTGATTGCAAAATTCAAAGAAGCGGGTGGAACGGTCAGAGAGATTGAGGTATGAGCAGAATAACCGCGATTATCTCCGCTCTGGTTATCTGCATCATCGTCTGCCTGTCATGGGCTGTTAATCATTACCGTGATAACGCCATCGCCTACAAAGAGCAGCGCGATAAGGCCACATCCACAATCGCTGACATGCAGAAGCGTCAACGTGACGTAGCAGAACTCGATGCCAGATATACAAAGGAGCTTGCTGATGCTAACGCGACTATCGAAAGTCTCCGTGCTGATGTTTCTGCTGGGCGTAAGCGCCTGCAAGTCGCCGCCACCTGTGCAAAGTCAACGACCGGAGCCAGCAGCATGGGCGATGGAGAAAGCCCAAGACTTACAGCAGATGCTGAACTCAATTATTACCGTCTCAGAAGTGGAATCGACAGGATAACCGCGCAGGTTAACTACCTGCAGGAGTACATCAGGACGCAATGCCTTCGATGATAGCGATAATTTTACTCATCATCCTTCACATCTGGCTCTGTAGGCAGGGTGGTGAACACTTCTGGAGTGAATCCGGATTAAATATCTCATTGCTGATGCTTGATATTGAGCATCTGGCGCGCGGTAAGGGGCTGCGTTGAGATAAGGGCCAGTCATTACAAATACCAGGATTTAGCCTCGCATTTGCGGGGCTTTTTTACATCTGCAGTAAACCGCGCATCGCAGCGCGTAACAATCCCGAGTCTTTCAGAAAGCTGAGCCTGAGAACTGCCGTATATGGTGGCGACCATCTCGGGGCGGCTTTTCTGTGCGAACAGGCTCATCTTTCTAAAAGGTAAGACGCTATGAATATCGTTCCACTAAATTACAAAGGCGAACCTATCCGCTTCAATACTGATGGCTGGATTAATGCCACTGATATTGCAAAACGTTTCGGGAAGCGTCTGGATCACTGGTTGTCCAACGCTGAAACTCTCGAATACGTTAGAGCTCTGGATGAGGTTTATTCAGGTGAGCCATCGAAAATTCTACATACCCGTGATTCCGGGTATGTAAAAACAAGCAAGGCACGAAAGGACAGGGGCGGCGGAACATGGCTGCATCCAAAGTTATCAGTTGCCTTTGCAAGATGGTGCGATCCGAAATTCTCCGTATGGTGCGACCTGCACATTGATAGTCTGCTTCGCGGTGAACTGACTGAGCAGCAGAAATATGAGCAAGCATGTCGCATTCGCGATGACCGGAAATCAAAAGCCAGCAATGGGGCAAGAGAGATGGCTCGCTGGCGATGGGATAAGCCGGTTATTGAAGCAAATGTCGAGTACTGGCGCGAGCAACTGCAGTTGACTCTCGATATCGCGTGCTGATGGCAAACGCAAAACTGCGTTATCGGAAAAATCAAAGCATTACGAGAACTGAGCAACGGCTATCCATTACAAAGCCCATCTACGGGTGGGCTTGATAATGAAACCGGAATTTATTCTTGGCAACCAGTTACGGCAGTACCACGAAACAACCCAAGCCAGTAAGTGGGGAAATAACACTGGCAGCCACTGAAAGATGAACCTCCAGCCTTATGGCAAAAAAGATTCTTTGTGGTGGCGGACTGATGGAAAGACATCGGTTATTGCAGAGACCATTCAATGAGTGGTCTCGACAATGGCTTATACCCTACACGGGATAACTTAACTGATATCCCTTTTAACGGATAAACGGAGCCAACAATGGCAGAGATTATTCCCATGACTGAAGAACAGAAATTCCAGTTAGAGATTTACAAACTGGTCATGAACCAGAACGCAGCCGCAGAGGAAGCATTTCAATTCATCGGCACTGACGAGCTGAAGCTTGAACTATTCAAAATTCACTTCCAGTCAGGCGGCGCTAATTCAGATATCACGATCCGCACATTCGAAGCGGTGCGTAAATCGAAGGAAGCGTTAGACCTGTTCACTACCGGAGCATGATGTGAGCCGCGTAATCAATTTGGGTAAGGAGAAGAAATTCCCAATTACTCAAGAGCTATACGAGCGGCTGGAAATCGTTATCCATGATTACGATGGTGAAATCAGTTTATGCGAGGCGATTGGCACACTCGAATTGCTGAAGCAGTCACTGATTGAAGGCGCGAAAGAGTCCTCAACCTGAAATAAAAATTAAGTGAGATGAATATGGCGACTGAACCAAAAGCTGGTCGCCCCTCTGATTATATGCCGGAGGTGGCTGACGATATCTGCTCGTTGCTTTCTTCTGGCGAGAGTTTGCTGAAAGTATGTAAGCGTCCTGGTATGCCGGATAAGTCCACTGTTTTCCGCTGGTTGGCAAAGCATGAGGATTTTCGCGACAAGTACGCGAAGGCAACTGAGGCACGAGCTGATTCTATTTTCGAAGAGATATTCGAAATTGCTGACAATGCGATTCCAGATGCTGCTGAAGTGGCAAAGGCAAGACTTCGCGTTGATACACGCAAATGGGCGTTGGCCCGAATGAATCCCCGTAAGTATGGCGACAAGGTAACTAACGAGCTTGTCGGTAAGGACGGCGGCGCAATCCAGATTGAAACATCACCGATGAGCACTCTATTCGGAAAATGACCTCGATTAATCCTATCTTTGAACCGTTCATTGAGGCGCATCGCTACAAAGTCGCCAAAGGCGGTCGAGGTAGCGGTAAATCATGGGCAATTGCGAGGCTGCTTGTTGAGGCGGCACGTCGGCAGCCTGTGCGTATTCTTTGCGCTCGTGAACTGCAAAACAGTATCAGCGATTCGGTAATCCGGTTGCTTGAAGATACCATCGAGCGTGAAGGGTATTCGGCTGAGTTTGAAATTCAGCGTTCCATGATTCGTCATCTCGGAACGAATGCTGAGTTCATGTTCTACGGCATCAAAAACAACCCGACGAAGATTAAATCGCTAGAAGGTATTGATATCTGCTGGGTGGAGGAAGCGGAAGCGGTAACGAAGGAATCATGGGATATCCTGATACCAACCATCCGCAAGCCGTTTTCCGAAATATGGGTGAGCTTTAACCCTAAGAACATCCTCGACGATACCTATCAGCGATTCGTTGTAAATCCTCCCGATGATATTTGCCTGCTGACGGTGAACTACACCGACAACCCGCACTTTCCTGAAGTCCTCCGTCTGGAGATGGAAGAGTGTAAACGCAGAAATCCGACACTGTATCGTCACATCTGGCTTGGTGAGCCAGTGAGCGCAAGTGATATGGCAATCATCAAACGTGAATGGCTTGAAGCTGCAACCGATGCGCACAAGAAACTCGGATGGAAAGCGAAAGGCGCTGTTGTTTCTGCACATGACCCGTCAGATACAGGGCCAGATGCTAAAGGTTACGCATCGCGCCACGGTTCGGTAGTTAAGCGCATTGCCGAAGGTCTGCTGATGGACATCAACGATGGTGCTGACTGGGCTACTTCGCTGGCGATTGAAGACGGCGCTGACCACTACCTGTGGGATGGTGATGGTGTTGGTGCCGGGCTACGCAGACAGACAACGGAAGCGTTCTCCGGTAAGAAAATCACCGCCACGATGTTCAAGGGTAGCGAATCGCCATTCGATGAAGATGCGCCTTACCAGGCCGGAGCATGGGCTGATGAAGTCGTGCAGGGCGACAACGTTCGCACTATTGGCGATGTATTCCGCAATAAGCGAGCGCAATTCTATTACGCGCTGGCTGACAGGCTGTATCTGACATATCGGGCGGTTGTTCACGGTGAGTATGCAGACCCCGACGACATGCTGAGTTTCGACAAAGAAGCGATAGGCGAGAAGATGCTGGAGAAGCTGTTTGCAGAACTGACGCAGATCCAGCGCAAATTCAATAACAACGGGAAGCTGGAGCTTATGACTAAGGTCGAAATGAAGCAGAAGCTCGGTATTCCATCTCCTAACCTGGCTGATGCGCTGATGATGTGTATGCATTGCCCGGAGTCGGCTGCGCAACCCGACTATTCCAGTTACTCAATTCCTTGTGGTGTAGGTTGATATGGCAGAAAAAAAGATGACTGACTGGCATCGCAAGGTGCTGTGCAACTTTGATAATGCCTGGTCAGCAACGCAGGATATGCGTGAGCAGATTATTGAGGCTCAACGTTTCGTCCGGGTATCCGGCGCACAGTGGGAAGGCAGCACAAACGCTGGTTACTCATTTGATGAAGGCAGGTTTGAGCATTATCCGCGCTTTGAACTGAATAAGATTGCCCGTGAATGTGATCGCATCATTGGCGAGTATCGACAGAATCGCATCAGCGTTAAATTCAGGCCGAAGGACGATAAGGCATCGGAAGCGTTAGCCGAAAAGATGAATGGTAAATTCCGCGCTGACTATCAGGAAACATCCGGTGGTGAAGCGTGTGATAACGCATTTGATGATGCTGTAACGGGCGGATTCGGTTGTTTCCGCATGTGTGCCGATTACGAAGATGAAATGGATCCGAGTAACGAGCAGCGACGCATCAGCCTTCTTCCTGTTTACGACCCAGCGACATGCGTCTTCTTCGATCAGGACAGCAAGCAATATGACCGCTCTGATGCTATGTGGGCTATGGAAATGTTCTCCATGACGCCCAAAGCGTTCGAGGCTGAATACCCTGATTCCACCGCGGCAAGCCTTTCTCGTGATGACACTGGCACTCAATATGACTGGTCAACGCCCGATGCCATCTATGTTGGACGCTACTACGAAGTTCGCATAGAGAAGGTGAAGCTCACGGCGTGGCGCAACCCTGTTAGCGGAGAAACGGCAATCTATGATGAAGAGCAAATCAAAGATATTGTCGACGAGCTGACCGATGGCGCATTCGAACTGATTGGTGAGCGGACAGTGAAGAAACGCAGAGTTTATTGCGGTCTTCTGTCTGGCGCTGAATGGCTGGAAGAACCGAAGCGTATTCCGGGCGAACATATTCCTCTCATCCCGGTATATGGGCGTCGCTCATTTGTTGATAATCAGGAGCGAATCGAAGGCCACGCAGCAAAAGCGATGGATGCACAGCGTCTTGAGAACCTGATGGTTTCCATGATTGCAGATAACGCTACTCAGGCTGGCGGTGATGGCATTCCTATCGTGGATGTTGATTTCATTCCCGGTCCATTAATGAATCACTGGGCAGAGAGGAATAAGAAAAGACCTGCAGTTCTCCCCATGACCAGCAAGAAGGACAAAAACGGAACGGTCATTTCAGAGGCTCAGGTTGCTGGCTGGACACCTCCGACACAAATGCCTCCTGCTCTTGCCGGGCTATTGCAGTACACCGGAACGGCTATTCAGCAAATTACAGGTGCGTCGCAGCTTGAGAACATGCCGAGCAACGTCGCCACCGATACCGTTGATAGCATTTTTAACCGGATGGATACGCAGTCCTATATCTACATGGACAACATGGCTAAATCCATGCGCCGCGCTGGCGTCGTGTGGCTTTCTATGGCGCGTGAGGTCTATGGCAGTGATACGCCGATGCGTATCGTTAATGAGGACGGCAGCGATGACGTGGCGCTGATGACTGGTGAAGTGGTTGACCGTCAGACAGGGCAGGTTATCGCGCTTAACGACCTTTCGCAGGGTAACTATGAAGTGACTGTCGATGTTGGTCAGTCGTTCGCTACTCGCCGTGATGCAACGGTTAAGTCGTTACTTTCCATGCTGGCACTTATCCCGCCCGGAACGCCGAAACACGACCTTGTATCGTCGATGATCCTCGACAATATGGACGGCGAAGGGATGGACGACCTTAAAGAATACAACCGCAATCAGTTGCTTCTGTCTGGAGTTATCAAGCCGAGAACGCCAGAAGAACAGCAGATGGTTGAGCAGGCGAAACAACAACAGGCCAGTCAGCCAGATCCGGCTATGGTTGCTGCGCAAGGTCAGCTTCTTGCTGGTCAGGCTGAATTGCAGAAAGCGCAGAACGAGCAGGCAGCCATTCAGGTTAAAGCATTCCAGGCACAGACGGATGCTCAGGTTGCTGCGGCAAATGTTGTGAAAATCCTCGCATCTGCCGATAGCCAGCAAAAATCTGATATCCGTGAGGCGCTGAAACTGCTCGGACAGTTCCAGCAACAGCAAGGAGATAATGCCCGTGCTGATGCAGAGCTTGTCCTGAAAAGTCAGGCACAGGGCCATGCGCAGCGCATGGACATCAGCAGCATCCTGCAAAAATCAACTCAGCAACAACCACAGCAGTAATTAACCCATAACGTGCAATGGCTGTCTTTATGAGGCCTGGCACCCTATTGCCTTCCGATGGGCTGAACATCGAGTAAACAGGGGTAACAAATGGACCAGATGGCAGAAAACACACCAGAAGTTGAAATCGAAACCGACGCGTCAGAGCAGATTCCTGATGATGTCGAACTGGCTGAAGAAGTCGAAACAGAAGATGGCAGTGAGTCCTCTGGCAATGATGCAGAGGAAGCTACTGAAACTGATGACGACGAATCAGAACAGGAATTCTACTTTGGTGACGAAAAGCTGGATTCGCCAACCAGCGAAGATAGCGCAGAGCATGGACTGGTAAAACACCTGCGCAAGACGATTAAAGAGAAAGACCGCGAGCTGAAAGAGCTGATGCGTCAGTCTCAGAAACCCGTCGAGCAGCAGCCGGTAATCACTCAACCACCGCGAATGCCAAAACTGGATGATGAGGACATCGGTTTCGATGAAGAAATCTACCAGCAACGCATGGCTAAGTGGGCAGAGGATAACGGCAAGTACCAGCAACAGGAGATGGCTCGCAAGCAGAAGGAGCAGGAGCTTCAGGCTGCCTATCAAGAGCGATTATCCAAATATCAGCAACGTGTTAAGGCTCTCAAAGTTCCTGGCTATCAGGAAGCTGAGCAGGCCGTACTCGAGGAAATCCCCATCGAGACACAAAACGCGATCCTGTTTGAGTCAGAGAAGCCGGAAATCGTTGTTCTGGCACTCGGTCGCAACGCTGAACTGCGCAAGCAACTGGCAGAAGCTACCAACCCCGTAGCAATTGGTCGTCTGCTGGAACGTATCGAATCGAAGGCCAGAATCATGCCAAAAGCAAAAACCACGGCAGCCACAACCCCGACAGTTAAGGGGAGCAACGGCGCAGTAATCAATAACCTCGACAAACTGAAAGCCAAGGCGCTGGAAACTGGTGACTGGACGCCGTATTTCGCCGCTAAAAAGGCAAAAAAATAACCTATCGGAGCATTAAGCATGGCTAACCAATTAGCAAAAGACCTTGAAATCATGTTCGAAAACTACGTTGAAGGCTTTGAGGCCGCCTGCGTAGTTTCCCGTAACGCTAAAAAATTCCGTCCCGGTGATACAGCAATGCAGCGAGCAGGTGATGTTCTGTATCGTCCGCAGCATTACCACATGAACATTGAGGAGGGCCTAGACCTCAGCGGCAAAACGCCAACAGCACTGGTTCAGCGCCTTGTTCCTTCTGTGTTCAAGGAGCCGAAAAACATTCTGTACACTCTGGATGCGCGTGAAATGCGTGACCCGGAACATAAAACTGAAGCTGGTCGCGCCGCAGGTATGCGCCTTGCTGCACAGATTGACTCGGACCTGATTTCCATGGTCACGCAGCGTGCTACTAACGTGATCACGATGGCTGACTCAACCACAGGCACACAGGGCCGTGATTTGTGGAACTGTGCGGCAGGTATTGATGCCACCATGACGGCGATTGGTGTACCGCAGGGTATCAATCGTCGCTCTTTCTGGAACCCCTTCAACCACAAAGACCTTGCTGGCGAGCTTGGTCACCGTGCCTATGCTCAGGGCGCAACCCTGACAGCATACGAAAAAGCGCAGATCCCTCCGGTTGCTTCCTTTGATAGCTACAAGACCGATATTTCTGGTCGATTACCGAAAGGAAGCGCTGAATCCTTGACAGTATCAGGCCAACCTGAACACAAGGTTGAAGCGAAAGATTCAAATGGTATGCCAGTTGATAACCGACAGGGGACTATTACGGTATCTGCATCTGGCTTGCAGGTTGGTGATGCGTTCACCATTGCCGGTGTGAATTCCGTACACCAGATCACAAAAGATACCACCGGGCAACCGCAGGTATTCCGTGTTCTGGCTGTTAGCGGAACTACCGTAACAATCTCTCCAAAGATTCTCCCTGTTGAAAATACCGATGTTGCGAGTCGTCCATATGCAAACGTCGATGCCAAACCGGCAGAATCAGCAGCAATCACCATTCTCAACAAGAACGCAGCACCTGCTAACCTGTTCTGGGCTGATGGTTCTGTTGAGCTGATGTACGGCAAACTGGCGTTCCCGACTGGTCAGGGTCCACAGGTAATGACGGCAACCACCGAGCAGGGCGCTACGCTGATCATGTCTTACTCCTTCGACCACATCAAAGGCGTAACCACTGCGCGTTTCACCACTCTGTACGGTTGCTCTGTACTGGTTCCTGAATATACGGGCATCGTTATTGCCGGGCAGTAATTTAGGTGGGGCTTCGGCCCCATTTTTATTGGGAGAAGACAATGGCACGAACAATGCTCTATAAGCCGGGCAACATGATCACCTGTGGTCAGTTTGCTGTCGATTACATCATTGTTGATGACGAAGAAGTTAAATCTCACCTGAAAAAAGGCTGGGTAAAAACTCCTGAAGAAACCGCAACGAAGCATAAAGTGGCTAAGGCGGAAGAAGATGGCGAAAACGAAGGGTGATCTCGTTCTTAAGGCTTTACGAAAAGCCGGGCTGTATTCCAATGCCACGTTGACAGATGCTGACCCTCAGGCAATTGAAGATGCCATTAATGACCTCGAAGACATGATGGCAGCATGGCAGGCTAAAGGTATCGAGCTTGGATATCAGTTTGCTGATACAGAAAACGGCATCATGCCGTTACCTGACGATGATTCAGGTATCCCTGCGTGGGCAAATGATGGCGTCGCTTTGAAGCTCGCTGTGCAAGTGTGCATGGATAACGTCATTCAGCCGTCAGATGCTCTCCTTACCGCTGCTGACAGCGCATATCAGACAATCTGCATCGCTTTAACCAAAATACCACCACTTGAGCGGCGAAATGACATGCCTCGCGGTAGTGGTAACAAAAGCGCGTTTACGTGGAATCGGTTTTACATCGAGAAAGATGATCCAAGTACGTGAGGTGAATAAATGCCGATTCAGCAACTTCCGCTTATGAAAGGTGTCGGCAAAGACTTTCGAAACGCCGACTATATCGACTATCTGCCAGTGAATATGCTGGCAATTTTGATATAATAAGTACATGAAAAATCGAAACTTTAAGGAGTAGATATGCTTTCTGAGAATGCTAAAGATATACCTGGATTTGAAGGTGTTTATGCCGTAACAGAAGATGGCAGGGTATATTCTCACTCACGTGTTGTTAAGGCTGCGCATGGCAGCACGCAACTCAGAAAGGGGCGCTGGTTAAAGCCTAAAATCAATCAGGGAAGGGTGCTTTATAATATCGGAGCAAAATGGACTTTTGCCCATCGAATCGTTGCAATGACATTCCTGCCAAATCCTGAAAACAAGCCTCAGGTAAATCATATTGATGGCAATCCACTCAATAATAACGTCAATAATCTTGAGTGGTGCACTCAAAGCGAAAACATCAAACATGCATACGCCACCGGATTAAAGAAACCAATCAAGTTTTTCGGAACCAAGCACCCAAAACACAAGTTGAGTGATGACGATGTTCTTGCAATCAAGTCATCAAAAGAAAGCTTGTCAGTAATTGCGGCTAAGTACGGGATATCTAAGACCTGGGCAAGTAGGCTAAAGCGTGATGCTAACTGGGTTCATATAAAGGTTGATTCCAATGGCAATACAACAACTACCACTAATGAAGGGATTGGGGAAAAGTGCGGTTAATGCTGATTATATAGACCAACTTCCAGTCAATCTTTTAGCTACGCCCAAGGAGGTGTTGAATTCATCGGGATATCTTCGCTCATTCCCGGGCATTGCCAAACGTTCTGATGTGAACGGCGTATCGCGAGGCGTCGAGTACAACATGGCGCAGAGTGCTGTTTATCGCGTGTGTGGTGGCAAGCTGTACAAAGGAGAAAGTGAAGTTGGTGATGTTGCCGGAAGTGGTCGCGTATCAATGGCACATGGTCGGACATCACAGGCGGTAGGCGTTAATGGTCAACTGGTCGAATACCGCTATGATGGCACGGTTAAAACCGTCTCAAACTGGCCTACGGACAGCGGATTCACGCAGTATGAGTTAGGTTCGGTCCGTGACATTACGCGTTTACGTGGGCGTTATGCGTGGTCAAAAGACGGTACTGATTCATGGTTTATCACTGACCTTGAAGACGAATCGCATCCTGACCGCTACAGCGCACAATATCGGGCAGAATCGCAGCCGGACGGTATCATCGGCATCGGAACATGGCGAGATTTCATCGTCTGCTTTGGTTCATCGACGATTGAATATTTTTCCCTGACTGGTGCAACCACCGTTGGTGCCGCTTTGTATGTCGCACAGCCATCACTAATGGTGCAAAAAGGAATCGCCGGGACTTACTGCAAAACGCCATTCTCTGATTCATATGCGTTCATCAGCAATCCGGCAACAGGTGCGCCGTCTGTGTACATCATCGGCTCCGGTCAGGTGTCACCAATCGCCAGTGCGAGCATTGAGAAAATCCTCCGCTCCTACACTGCTGATGAACTGGCTGATGGCGTGATGGAATCGTTGCGGTTTGATGCTCATGAGTTGCTGATTATCCATCTTCCGCGTCACGTCCTCGTGTACGACGCATCTTCAAGCGCCAATGGTCCGCAATGGTGTGTGCTTAAAACAGGCCTGTATGACGATGTGTACCGCGCTATCGACTTCATTTACGAAGGCAATCAGATAACGTGCGGCGATAAGCTGGAATCGGTGACCGGGAAATTGCAGTTCGATATCAGCAGTCAGTATGGGCTTCAACAGGAACACCTTCTGTTTACTCCGTTGTTCAAAGCGGATAACGCCAGATGCTTCGATCTGGAGGTGGAATCGTCCACTGGCGTAGCTCAGTACGCCGACCGCCTGTTCCTCTCTGCGACCACTGACGGCATAAATTACGGTCGTGAGCAGATGATTGAGCAGAATGAACCGTTCGTTTACGACAAACGCGTTTTGTGGAAGCGAGTCGGGCGCATCAGGAAAAATGTCGGCTTCAAATTGCGCGTTATCACGAAGTCACCTGTCACTCTGTCTGGCTGCCAGATAAGGATTGAGTAATGGCTGATTCGAATCTCAACACCCCTGTTATTGTGCAGGCGACGCGGCTCGATACATCAATCCTTCCACGCAATATATTCAGCCAGTCTTACCTGCTGTATGTCATTAATCAGGGGGCTGATGTCGGCGCAATTGCCGGGAAGGCAAATCAGGCTGGTCAGGGCGCTTACGATGCTCAGGTGAAAAACGATGAACAGGACGTCGAACTGGCTGATCACGACGCAAGAATCACCGCAAACACAAAAGCGATAAATCTACTTGAGGTCAGGTTAACAACTGCCGAAGGGAAGATAGTCGTACTGCGTAGCGATGTTGATTACTTGCTGGATGAGGTTATCGATATTCAGGCGCATCTGGTCACTGTTGACCAAAGACTGGATGACGTAGAAAACGATGTCTCTGGCATTAAGAGTGATTACGTATCGAAAACCGTAACCGAATTGCAGTCTCTTGAGTCACCGCTGGATGTAAAAACATCATATTCAGTTGATGGAATTCAGGTTGTTGGAGCAAGAAATACCGGATGGACTGCAGCCACAGGTACGCCACTTCTTGGCTCATTCAACGCTAACCAGTCATACACTGTCGGCACTACGTACACACAATCCGAAGTCGCAGCTCTCGCTACAGGTTTGCAGCAGGCGCGGCAGCGTATTCTGGCGCTTGAAACGGCACTTAGATTACATGGGCTGATTGACTGATGATTACATTCAAACCAACGCGAAACATCGACCTGATAGAAGCAGTCGGAAATCACCCTGACATTATCGCCGGGAGCAACAACGGCGATGGATACGACTACAAACCTGAATGCCGTTACTTTGAGGTGAGCGTGCACGGGCAGTTCGGCGGCATTGTTTACTATCAGGAGATTCAGCCGCTGACATTCGATTGCCACGCCATGTACCTGCCAGAGGTTCGTGGATTCAGCAAGGAAATCGGTCTGGCGTTCTGGCGATACATTCTGACTAACACCACCGTTCAGTGCGTCACATCGTTCGCTGCACGCAAATTCCGCCACGGGCAGATGTACTGCGCAATGATTGGCCTTAAGCGTGTAGGAACCATCAAGAAATACTTCAAAGGCGTGGATGACGTGACTTTTTACAGTGCTACACGCGAAGAACTAATCGAATTCCTGAATCACGGGAGATAGCCATGTTATATGCATTTAAGCTGGGCAGAAAACTGCGCGGCGAGGAACCTTATTGCCATGAAAAAGGCGGGAAAGGTGGCAGCTCTGATAAAAGCGCAAAGTATGCAGCAGAAGCTCAGAAGTATGCCGCAGACCTGCAAAATCAGCAGTTCAACACCATCATGAACAACCTGAAACCGTTTACTCCTCTGGCTGAGAAGTATGTCGGCAGCCTCGAGAACTTATCGTCTCTGGAGGGGCAAGGTCAGGCGCTTAACCAGTATTACAACTCTCAGCAGTATAAAGACCTTGCAGGTCAGGCTCGCTATCAGAGTCTGGCTGCAGCGGAAGCAACAGGTGGATTGGGTTCCACCGCAACCAGTAATCAGTTAGCAACAATCGCACCAACGCTTGGTCAGCAATGGCTATCTGGTCAGATGAACAACTACCAGAATCTGGCAAATGTTGGTCTTGGCGCACTGCAAGGTCAGGCAAACGCCGGGCAGACATATGCCAACAACATGAGTCAGATTTCTCAGCAAAGTGCGGCTCTTGCAGCGGCAAATGCCAACAGACCATCAGCAATGCAATCTGCTATTGGCGGAGGTGCGTCTGGTGCTATTGCTGGGGCTGGACTTGCGAAATTAATTGGTTCATCCACTCCGTGGGGGGCTGCGATCGGCGGCGGTCTTGGTCTGCTTGGCTCGTTGTTTTAAGGGGTAATCATGGCTACGTGGCAACATGGTATTAATTCTGGTGGTTTTCTGGCTGGCATCGGTACGCAAAATGAGAATGCGCCAAAGGCAAGCGACATTAACGCAACGCTTGGTCTGATCCGCGAAAACAATGAGTTGGCTCGCTCAGGTGCAAATAACGTTGGTCTGACCGCGTTACGTGGTCTGGCTGGAGTTGCTGATATTTACAATCAGGAACAGCAACAGAAAGCGATTAGTGCGTTCAATAAGGTTCACGCTGATGCATGGGCTTCTGGTGATCCATCGGGACTATTTAAGTTTGCCCAGGAAAATCCAGCGTTTGTTGCACAGGCACAACAGGCGTTTTCTGGTCTTAATGATCAGCAACGCAACGATATGGGCGATTTAGCCATGAGGGCTAACGTCGCTCTTTCTCAGGGACCGGAAGCCTACAGTAAATTCATTACTGACAACAAGGACAGGTTAAATCGCGTTGGTGCTAATGCTGACTGGATGATTCAGACAGGTATCCAGAATCCAGAGCAGCTATCACACATGCTGACTACTATGTCTCTCGGTGCGCTTGGACCAGAAAAGGCGTTTGCTGTTCAGGATAAGATGGCTGGTCGTGAAATTGACCGAGGCAGGCTGGCAGAGACAATCCGCAGCAATCAGGCTGGTGAAGCACTTCAGGCGAGAGGGCAAAACCTTTCCTATCAGTCAGCAATGACTGGGCACAATATCGCAGCACAACGCTTGGCTCTGGATCAGCAAGAGTTCGGGTTTAAGATGCAGCAAGCGCAGGAAAAGGCTCAGCAGTTGATTAGTGAAGCACCTAAGCTGTCAGTAAACATGGAAAAAGGCATCGAGACGGCTGTAAACAATGCCACAGCATCATCAAACTCAGCCAATTCTATGAGTGCGCTTGCTCAACAGTTCAGAGCAGAAAAACCAACGACAGGTTTGTTCGGTAACGCACAGAACATGTTCGCAAAACTTACCGGAAGCGATACGACATTGCGTGATTTGCGCATCCGCCAAAATGCCCTTGTTAACAGTCAGGTTCTTAAATTCCTACCTCCCGGCCCAGCAACGGATAAAGACGTTGAGATCGTTCGGCAGGGTGCGCCAACTGACATGGATAACCCTGAGACGGTCGCAAGATGGCTTGATGCAATGGCAAACCTTGAGCGACGAAACGCGCAGTTTAATGAGTTTAAAGCTGAGTGGATGAGCGCGAATGGCAATCCTGGACAATCGCGTAATGGCGGTCAGATATTGGGGTTGGATGTTAAAAAAGGTGAATCATTGGGGAGTGCCGTTAAGCGGTATATGTCATTGAATACTGACGCAGCGCCAGCACAAGATTCGACACCTTCAGGAGAACCACGGAATCAGGTTGGATCATATACCTCAAAATCAGGCATTCAATTTACGGTGGAATGATGAAAGTAACTGCAAACGGTAAGACATTTACCTTCCCTGATGGTACGAGCACGGAAGATATTGGAGCCGCCATTGATGATTATTTTGCTGGTCAGGTTGTTCAGCAACAAACAGTTAATCAGGCCAATAATGCACCAGTACGTGAAGAACCATCATTGATGCAACAAGCTGGCGATTGGCTCACTGGTGGTCAAAGTGCAGGGCAAATTGCAGAACAGGCTGGTCGTGGTCTGGTAAACATACCATTTGACGTATTGCAGGGTGGCGCAAGTCTGATTAATGCAATCAGTCAGGGGCTTGGTGGGCCAAAAGTTTTGGATGATGTTTATCGTCCAGTAGACAAACCGACAGACCCATACGCACAAGCCGGTGAAACAATTGGTGGGTATTTAGTTCCAGGAGTTGGAACGGCAGGAAGCATGGCTATTGGATCGCTGGCAGAGGCCGCAAATCAGAAAGGCGATTTCGCACAAAATGCAGCTAAAAATGCCGGAGTTAACCTTGCCGCTCAGGGTGTTCTTTCCGCAGCAGCAAAGGGAATAGGGCGTGGAATAACGGCTATAAAAGGTGATATTGCGCCAGAAGTGGCGAAGAAAATTGCCACATCAGAATCGATGGTGTCACGAACGGTGCAATAGTGATCCACACCCAACGCCTGAAATCAGATCCAGGGGGTAATCTGCTCTCCTGATTCAGGAGAGCTTATGGTCACTTTT